TGCTGTCTTGTCATACGCAATTAAAGTAGGAATAATAGAAGCAATAGCTTGAGCATAGTCTGTGGTAGCATTCTGCCTGTCTCTTTTCTTTTCCGCTTCAAATATTTTTCTGTTAATGTCATTTTCCTCAGCAACCTTAGCTTTTTGAAGCTCCTTTTGCTTTGCTCTAAATTGAGATTCTGTTATCAGTTGATTATCTAACTGAGACTTTAATATATCGTTTTCAGTATCATATCTGTTTTTAATAGCTGACTTCTCAGAATTTAATCTGTTTTTCGTATTCTCTAAAGCAACATCATTAAACTTAGATATGGATTCAGCGGCTGTATCAAGAGCATCACCCAATGAGTTTAACAGCTCAGTTTTTAAGGCTTGACCAAATGTCTTTTCCATTTCCTCATCAACCTCCTTAGCTTTCTGCGATGCTGCGTCAAAGTTTAACAGAAGATTTGAAAAGAACTGCTCAAGCTCAGGCGATGTTCCAAACAAAGTTCTAAACGTTCCTATAGTTGTTTCTAGTCTAGTTCTTAATTCTGCTATACCAGCATCATAAACCTCTTGCGTTGCAGCACCGCTGTCCAATGCTTTTTGAAGCTCTGATACCTCCTTACTATAGTCAGAGAATGCTTTATTTAAATCTTTTATTACATCACTTCCTAATACTCTAGCCAACTTGTCCGAGGCGGCAGCACTGCGTTCTATAGACTCGGTTTGAGTGTCATATTCTTTAGATAAATCTCTAATTTCAGCGGCTTGTTTATTGTATTGCTCGCTAACCAACTTAGCTCTTTCCGCTTCAATTTCCGCACGTTGTTCCGCTGTTTCAGCTATTTCCGTCTCTACCCTTGCACGTTCGTTTATTGCATCAATCTCTTTTTGATTACGCTCTTTTATATTTCGTAAATCAATCTTTAAAGCTTTGGATTGCTCGCTAGTTCTTTTTTGCAGCAACTCTGCATCCGTACTATATGTATTCGTTAATTGGTCTTGATATTTTTTCAAGGCTTGTATTTGAGACTCAAGCTCTAACCTATAGTTCTCTGAAAACCAAGTATTCTTTTTAATAGATGCGGCCAAATTATCTATATTTTGCTGAATTCTTTTGCTTAATACATCAGCTTCTTTATTAACAACATTGCCTTCTAACGACTTGTCTATTAGATTTTGAACTGCATCACCATAGCTATTTGCAGCAAACGTCTGTCCGTTAGTAATTGCAATTTGTTTTTCTTGTTCCTCTATACCTTCTGAAAGAAGCCTAGCATATGCTACAAACTTATCCCGAGCCTCACCAAACACAGCAGAGCCTTGTTCACCTACCATAGTAGTTATCTGCTCTAAGTCTGCACCAGTTCTTTCTACATAACCACTAAGGTTGTTGGATAGCTTTTCAAATTGAGTAGATGTTATTTGACCGCTATAAAGCAATCTTCTTAATACAACATCGTAATCGTTGCTAACATCAAGGGCTTTCTCTACATCGGATGTGTACTTCTCTAGTCCTACCTCAGAAAGTATTTTAAATCCGTAAGAAGTTCTTTGAGCCTCTGTACTAATAAGTCCTAAAACCGATATAAATAATTCTGACTGTACAATAGAATCGCCAATACCTATCTGAAACTTCTTGAATTCAGAGTTTAGTATCTCCATCTGTCCGCTAAGTGTATTGGCCTGCTCAGAAGCTGCAATTAACGCCCTTCCTTGTTGGTAATACTTTTTATTACCTTCTTCTATAGCGTCAATGTTTTTAAGCAGGGTGAGTAGCTGTGCTGCATTTCTCTTGCCCACGAGTTCAACAGCTTCACCTAGAGATATATTTTGTTCTGCTAGACCTTTTAAAGAACGCTCAACATCTGCTGAAGTCTTACCTAGCTCAGTAAAAATACCACGAAGACCTGTACCAATACGAGATGCCGTAAATCCAGCATCTGCCAATGCAGCCATTGCGCCTGTTGTTTGTTGCAGGGTGAGACCGAGTGTGTTTGCAATAGGACCAACGTACTGTATCGCTGTACCAAATGTCTCAAAAGATAAAGCACTGTTGTTTATAGTTGTTACAAGGGTGTCTCCTATTTCTGCTGTCTGCTCAACTAGCAGACCAAATTGATTGCGAAGTTTACCTACAAGTGCCGCTGTCTCATTTAAAGGAGAGCCAAGTGCTTGAGCTGAAAAGGCTATTTGCTCTGTAGATTTTATTACATCTTCAGAAGTGAATCCTAATTTACTCAGTTCTGTCTGAAGGCCTACTATTTCATTTGCAGTAAACTTTGTTTTACCCGCTACAGCAAGTGCGTTATTTCCAAACTTGCTTATATTGTCCGAAGAAACTCCAGCAACAGCGGCTAAGTTACCTAACGATTTTTCAAATTCTATAGCCTCTTTTACTGAGTCTGTCGTTAGAGCGTTAAATACAACTGTAGCAGCATTTATTAACTTATAGGCAGCACCAAAGCGTATTAATGTTTTGGCTGCTGAAAGAATACCCCCCGCTTGGCTCTTAACTGCTTTTGATGCTTTTTGTGTATTGGAAGCAAAACCCTCAGCGGCCTTAGATGATTGAGATATTAAATTTCTATGAGACTTTAGGTTTGTACTTAACCTGTTTGTAGATACACGCATAGCCTCAACAGCTTGCTTGCCTTCCTCGTAAAGTTTTTTCTGTCTCTTTAGTGCAGCCTCGTATTCCTTAGAACCTTTTTGTAGCTTTTCTATCTGAGCGTTTAAAGCCTTTAGCTGCTTGTTATAAGACTCTACTCTGTCTATTGCTTTTCTAGTTTCACTCATATTCTTATTATTTCAGCTTCAATAATACTTGAACTGTAAATTAAATATTTTTCGTATATCCTTCCTTCGTAATTTCTCTTTGCTTTCCTTAGTGTTGCCTCAACACCATTCTTTTTGTATTCAAATGGATTAGCAAAACTTCTTTTACGAAGACCTTTCTTTTTTAATGACCTAGCTATAAGGTAGGATATCTTCTTAACATCCTTTCTTGTTGCTTTTTTCTTGTTACCTTTACTGTCGTAAGTATAAAACGAATCGCCCTTTGCCATTCTGTCTTGCACCCACTTCTTAATTCTGTTGCCGTTTGGTGACCACTTCTTTTTCTTTGTACCTTCCGCTAAGTAGTAATAGTCGCTTTTGGGATTAACTCCGTATTCTATATTCAATCTTACAAAGATATCTCTTACAACACCCTTTGAGTTTGTAACGACACTAACCCTTACACTGTCTTTATTTACAAGCCATCTGTCATCGCTTGTTGGTATTAAAGACTTAGATTTCTTAGGGTTAGCTAATCCACCCCTAACAACCATTCCTTGGCTTTTGATATTTGAAATTATCCTAGCTATTATAGCTGACTTCCTAAACTCTTTAGCAATAGCAGCTACAACAACCAATCTTATGTCTCCCTCAAGTTGTTTGGGACTACGTACAGCCATTAAATATCTATACCTCTATTGTAAGGTTTTCTAGCAACTGTAAATGTAAAGTCGGCTATAGCTGTTGTGATATTATAATCTTCAATCTGAGCATTGCTCAAGTCTATAGAACCGAACTCAGCATCATATCCTTCTGTCTGTAAATAATCCTGAAACTGCCCTATAACAAATATGTTCTCCTCAACGGACTTGATATTACCCTCATCGTTATCGGAAGCTACTTTGTCTATTATAACTATTCCGAAACCAATATCATACACAGGTGAATTCAACTCACGAGAGATATTGGCCTCAAGGGGCATAACTATCATTGACCTATAGTTAAACTCCCTATAGTCTAACTCTTCTTCAGAGTTAACAAGTACAACCTCATTAATCATATTATGAAGTTCACCAAAACTCTTAACAACGTTGTAAAGGCTACTGAAGTTATTCATTGTATCTTTTATGTAATTTACAATTTGCTCAGTGCTTGTTGCTGTCTTTGGTTAGCTGATTCAATCTTGTTCTTTTGCGCTAGGAAACTCATCTCGGGCATTACCGTTGACATTTTAAGCATATATATCTTATCGTACTTTGTTATATCTTCGTTTGCTAACATACGAACAATAGAATACCAATACCATTGTTGCGCGAAAAGAGACTCATCGGCTGGGTCGCGGTCCTCTTCTTTATCTAAATCCTCTTCGGGTGTCTCGTAGAACACTCCTGCAAACTGCTTAAATAAAATGTATTCTCTTATTTTAAGAAATTCATCAATTACAGAATAAACTTCTGAAACGCAAGACTCTAGTATTTTATACTTGTTTTCTTTTTCAGTTTGTTGGTCTTCGTTGTCAAATTCTTCTTGGTGTTTAGGTCTTAACAATAGTTCCGCTAAGGCTAAATCATTTTCAGCTTCCGTAGCAAATTTAGTCTTACCTGTTATTATTTGCTCAATCATAATAAACTGACCAAGTACCAAGTCCATAGGGTCTTTACACACTTTGAAGTTTTTGTGTATGTCATATGAATCATTCCAAGACATATCTAATGGGTACGTATCAGCAATATCTCTAGTGACATTAACTTTTTGCTCTGGGCTAAGTTGATGTATATAATTTAAAAGTCCGTCAGACACCTTAGCGTTCTTTGATATCTCTATATGCTGTCTGAATGTAATCATAAGAACAAAGTTACCCCGCCATCCTGCTCTTCTACTGCACAGTACGCACAAATAGCTAACGACATTACCATATCATCGTGCTTTCCATCTGTGTTGCTAAACTGAAGGTTACCCGTAATAGCATTACGCTTACTCTTAAAGTCATACAACTCCTTTATCAAGTCTGTGTTCTTAGGTATCTTAATCACCTTATCCTCAAACAGCTTGATGAGGTTACGGATAATCTCGGGCTTGCTCTGTGCTGAGGTAGTAAAGGGGATTAGCTTGTACAGTCTATCGTCATCAGTCAAGTCATCAAACAAGAGGTCGTTATTATTTACCTCAAAGTATGCGGCAGCTAAGTTCCTGTCGTGTTTTAGGTAGAATGATTTTATCCTTTCCTTAAACTCCTCATAGTCCATTCCCTCTTCCTTGTAATTGAATCGGTCTATGTCAATAATCCTATAGTCATCAGACATCGCAGTAAGCACTGTATAATCCTGCGCTACCCCAATATCCATTCCGATATAAACCCTATCACATCTTGTATCTAAATTATCTACAATAGCATCCTCAACATTGCTGAACAAGGCATTTGCACTCACAGGCTTACATAAAAACTCTTGGTCAAACTGTGCCTTAGTCATACTCTTCTTAATACCGAGTACGGTCTTAGCTACATTGTCATCATTAAGGTCAAGGTAGGTACGCTTAATGCTTTTAATCTGCTCGTGGTTCTCTTCCTGTTGCCCTTCCTTGTACCAATCGTAGAACCAGTTCGGTCCATTAAACGTACTTGCCGCACAAACCTTACCACCCGTTCTTGTAACCATAGGCAGAAGCACCTCATTGATAAAGTCAAGCTTCATATATGCCGCCTCATCCAAGTATATATAATCCAAGGTGGCCCCACGAAGATTATCCCCACTGTCAGCAGAGCGAAACTTAATAAATGAACCATTGTAAAAATACATCTCATTCGCCTTGCGGTCATACCTCTTGATTATCTTGTTCCATAAATCTTGGTGGTTACTAAACATACCCTCTATGTCTTTCATCACCTTGTTTGCTTGGTCTTGTATTGGGGATACCCAGAACATTCGGTGCTTGGGATTATTCAATGCCCTCATCACACAATCATTCTGCATAAAGAAAGTCTTACCCGTTTGTCTACCCGCAACTAAACAACTAATAAAAGGAGCGTCCTCGTGTGCTAACTTATGAAAGTCTACTTGAGGTTGCGTAGGTTTGTATAATTTAATCTGCATCTATATCCAAGTAGTCTTGCTCTTCCACAGGAGCTGTTAAATCTATCGTAGCCGTAATATCAATCTTGGTCTGCTCCACCTTAGTTGGAGCTTTGTACCCTTGCATATCATTGATAATCTTTATAGCCTCCATAGCAGCCTTCATATCATCGTTGGCAAGGGCTATGTCCCTAATCTTAATTAACGCGCTTAGATTCGTTCCCTTGGCCGCCTCAATGCTTTTCATCTCTGCATTGGCTATCGCCATAAGCTCCTTATGAAATGCCGTACCATTAGTTCTCCTATCACGATAGTAGTTTGTATAACCCAAACTCTTAGCTATCTTGCTTGAAGCATCCATACCCTCATTCCTAATCCCCTCAAGGAACTCGGACTGAAGGGTGGTTAGTTCGCTACCGCGACCCGAGACTACATCCCCTTTCTTATTTCTTTTTGCTGGCATCTTGTATTTTGTATAACGGAATATTATGTGCGCCTAATCTACCTGTAAAGGTTAACTCACTAAAGTTTGGTGCTGTCTCATCACTATGATACCATTTCCAAATAGAAGTCTTCACCCTTTGGATACAACTGCCACACGCAGTCTTAGGATTCTCTTGCCTCGGAAAGTA